ACCCCAATGTTCACAGAGACACAGATCGACAAGATCTTCGAGATCGTCGATCAGCGCAACATCACCGACGCTGAGCGTGAGTTGCTTCAGTCCATCAGCGGTGTCTGCACCAGCCAGTCGCCCGCAGCCTGGTATTGCGTTCGGGGCGTCAGTCACGAGGGACTGCACATGGCTTCTGGCGGTGGCTACACGCGGCATCACTCCACGTGGGGCACCGCTGCACAGTGGGGCATCAGCCCCGCTGTGGCGGAGACGCCGACGGAGATGCCGACGGAGGACGCCACTACGGCGTTCATCTACGGCAAGGTGCACCAACCGGCCGCGGTCAACATCAGCGACTTCAGCGGCTATACCGCTGCTGAGTGCCTGGAGCAGTACCGGTACGCCCGCCGTCAGTTGCTCGAACTGGCGGACAAGTACCGCCAGAGCGAGGACGACAACGCCACTGCGTTGCAGGTGGCGGAGGCAAATCTGTCCACTTCGGACGCCAACACGGTGTTCTACCGCAAGTTGGCGAATGAGCATCAGGCGGACTTCAACACGTTCGCTGAGATGCTGTTGGAGGAGGCTGAAAACCGGGGTTGGTGCGCCGATTACGAGCGGTTCGCCACCAATGTCAACGCCAAACTGCTCCACAACGAGGTGCCTCATCGCACCAGGCAGTACACGGTGACCAACACCTACACCGTCACGGTGTCGTACACCGTCGAGACTCGTGACGAGGACGACGCCATCGAGTACGTCCAGGACAACATCAGCGCCCCGGCGTTCCGCTGCAACACGTGGGACGTCATCGACGTGAGTGACGACAGCCAGTGGTCAGCGGAAGCCGCTGACTGACATGAGCAATGCCTACCCCGGCCCGGTGCCTACATGGCATCGGGCCGGGGTCGGGGAGTGCTCATGCTCCACTGAGGAAAGGAAACACCCCTTGCGAACAATCAGTAGACCTGCCCCGATGAGGGCAACACCTGAACAGAAAGAACAGGTTGTCCACATCACATGGGGCAGCCAGTATCACCGGCAGTGGCAAGGCACTCTCACCGGCATCATCGTGTTGCAAGATGACGAGTTCACACTGGTGCAGATGTTCAGCGCCGGTTGTGTTCACAACATTGTCGCCATCCCCACCCCGGACATCATCCAGATGGTGCCATATGGACACTGATATGGACATCACCGGAGTGCTAGGCGATGACTGGCACCCGACATACAGCAACCCTGTATGGGAATCCACCGATGCGCCGTGTGTCTGTGGCGCAACATGGCAACCCGCCGAACAGTACGGCAAAGGTGCCAGAGAGATGAGCCATGCCGATGCTTGCCGCTACATGGAATGGGCAAACGCCGACATGGACGGTTGTGGTCAATGGGGTTGTGTCAACTGCTACCCCGGCGAGGACGAGGAATGGTACGACCCGGCATGGGAGTTGGATGACGCCGATGTTGACGAGTACCTGGCCTACACCACGGCATGTATCAACGAGTCATGTGCCATGCACTCGCCACATATGTGGCGAGTGCATGGCCGCCCTACCGGCCCACTCGGCTAGGTAGAGCAACAATCGAATGGGCACACAGTCGGTACCCTCCGCCGACTGTGTGCCCATTCTTCATCTCTCGCGCGCGAGGTTTACGTCGGGTTGTGCGTCGGGTTGCGTCGGGTTGTGCGGATGGTAATACGACCTAAATAAAGCACCATAGTCATACTCCATTGTCACCGTCGATCGACTTGACGGCCGAGGGATGATGGTGGGGTCGATCGGCAACCGGTGCCGACGATAGAGAGGGAATCATGTCGAGAAAGTATGAGACACTGTCTACCATCCGTTTCGTCAAGGATGCTGACGATAACTACGTCCTGATCGGCCCGGCGGCTGACATCGCTGCTGCTGTTGCTGCAGGGTCGGCGGTCGTCGTCAAGAAAGAGACGAACACCGTGGACATCGACGTCGACACGATGATGGAGTTGGACAACGGCATGGCAGCAGTGTGGCCGGTGATCAAGGAGAAGACGGAGAAGCCGGAGAAGATGGTCGTACCGTCGCGGCCTACTGCGGTCACTCCGCAGAGCAAGAACGGCAAGAACAACAGGAAGCGGTAGCACCACGAGGGAACGGCCCGACCGATCGAGCAGTCGATCGGTCGGGCCTTTCTCGCGTCCCGACGCCGGTCGGCCGCCTGTCCCAGTTTGGCCGTGCCCGCCGCCCCCACCCTTAGGGGCCAGTTCACGTGCCGATCCCATGTGCCGTTGGGGGTAACTAGACGGAGTGTTGACATGTCTAGAATGGCAACGGTACGATTGGGGCATGGAAATCATCGCTGTCACCGCCATTCTGGCTGTTCTGCTGCTGTCTTTTGGGGCGATGCGGACGTACGCGAGCCTGGTTACGGCCACTTCTCAGCCTCAGATCGACGTATCCCAGGTTGTGCGGGATGTTCTGGACAGGTTTGTCGAGCAGTCGAAGTCGACGAACGAGACGATCACGGGTGTGTATGCCCCGGTGGAGCGCACGGGCGGCGCGAATGGCTCGATTCAGGACTGGGCGCAGGCGTTGGAGTCGTTGGAACCTGCCCGGATGGCGTCGTACAACGATTTCGATGACTCTGATCCGACCGATCTGTACTTGAAGCCGACGCGTGTGTCGGCAGCGATGATCGGCGACGGTGACGAGAACCCGTTCGGCATTCCTGGCCTGGTTACGGTGGCCCGGAAGGATGAGCCGTTGACGATTGCGGACATTCTCGGTACCGGTCATGCCGCGCGGTGACGCCAGCCAGAAGGCGCGCCAGCGTGCCCGCAACGGCACCGATCAAGGATCGAGTCTCATCACGAAAGTGGCGGCGAACATGCACCGCCGCGAGTTTGCCGACATCGAACATGTCGCTGAACATGTGTGTGACTTGCAGGCCGTGTTCCAGTCGGGGCAGATCATGGCGAACCGTGCTGTGACCGGGACGTTGGTGGCAGGCAAGGAGTGGGGGCACGAGATGTTGGATGCCGCGATGGCGTCGCAGGGTCGTGCCGTGTACGTGCGGTTCTATGTGGTGCCGCTGAACGCTGTCGTGGAGGACGAAGATGAGTGACGGTGAAGCCGTGTACTGGCCGCGGCCGCTGGCTGCGCGTGAGCGTGTGCTGAACGACGCGATGGAGTTGATCGTCGGGGACCGCAACCAGTCATACAACGATCCGATCGAGAACTTTTCGCAGATCGCGTCACTGTGGTCGACGTATCTCGGGGTCGAGGTCGAACCGCACGATGTCGCTGTGCTGAACATCTTGCAGAAGGTGTCGCGCATGATGACTTCACCTGAACGCATGGATCATTGGACTGACATCGCCGGGTACGCCGGTTGCGGCTACGAGTGCGTGGAGTCGACGCATGGCCGCACAGAAGCAGACCACTGACACACTGAGTCGGTTGGCTGGCACTGCGCTGGCTGCCGACTCGAATCTGCGGGACCACACCCGCAAGATGTTCGATCAGGCGTTGCAGCACGCCCGGTACATTCTCGACTTCGGCACCGACAGCGAACGGTCGTCGCTCATCAAGGCGATCGTGCCGCAGATGATGCGTTCGTTGCAGGATGAAGCGGCCGACGTGGAAGCGAAAGCCCAACGTGACGCGTACAACCGGATGCGTGCAGCGATGCGTGGCGAAGGTGGACCGAAGAAGGCGAAGCGGTGACTCGGAAACGCAGCGCGCCCACTTCACCGGAACTCATCCCCCCGAAGGGGGATGGCGTTCCCCTGGGTAGCCTTCTGCTGGAAGAACGACCGGACGCCTGGAATCAGGTGCAGTTCGAGTCGAATGGGCGTATCCATCTGATCCCGCTCGTCGAGGAACTGTTCATCCTGACGAAAGAGCGTGGCATCGTCCGATTGGGTGACGTGATGAATCACGCGCAACGCGACTTCTTGGCGCGCTGCGAGAACCAACTGAACGACACGGGCCGTATCCGTGCGTGCGTGTTGAAGGCCCGCCAGATCGGTCTGTCGACGATCATCGAGGCGATCATCTTCACCATGTCGATGATGTGGGACAACTTGAACAGTCTGGTTGTTGCTCACGAGAAGGATGCGTCGGAAGCGTTGCTCGGCATGACTCGCCGCTACTGGGAGTCGTATCTGTGGCGCAAGATGCACGACGAGAAGTATGCGGGACGAACCCAGTTGTCATGGTCGGACACCGGTTCGAACGTGCAGGTGGCGACAGCGAAGAACGTGCAGGCTGGCCGGTCGCGCACGATCCACTGTCTGCACGCGTCTGAGGTGGCGTTCTACGACGACCCGGAGACGTTGATGACGGGACTTCGCCAGTCGATTCCGACGAACGGCCTCAGCGCAGTGTTCTACGAGTCGACAGCGAACGGTGTCGGCAACTTCTTTCACCGGCAGTGCGTGTCGGCGATGAAAGGCCAGTCGGAGTACGAGTTCTTCTTCTACCCGTGGCATGAGCACCCGGAGTACACGTCGCAGTCGATGCCGTCGAGGGAGCAGGGGAAGTATGCGCGGCTCGGCGATCTCGATGAGGAAGAACTGGCGTTGCGGAAGTTGGGTATCCCTGACGAACGGCTGATCTGGCGCAGGTACGCGATCGAGAACTTGTGTCAGCGCGACGTGGACAAGTTCCATCAGGAGTACCCGACGACACCGCACGAGGCGTTCGTGTCGACGGGTCGCAACGTGTTCCCGTTGAACGATCTCCTCACCCACTACGCGCCGAAGCGGGGCATCCGCGGCTACCTCCGCAGGTCGGGCGGGCAGGTGCAGTTCGTCGAGTCGAAGACGGGTTGGCTGACGGTGTACTCGAAGCCTTCACGCGACATGTCGTGGGGCGTGTATCTGGTCGGCGGCGATGCGACACACACAGTTGCTGGTGACAACGCGGTCGGCCAGGTCATCAACCGGCGCACAAAGGAACAGGTTGCGGTGTACACCCGCAAGGTCGACCCGGTGCAGTTCGGCAAAGACTTGCAGTTGCTCGGCACGTGGTACCACATGGCTCTGATTGCGCCGGAACGTGAAGGGCCGGGGTATGCGACGGTCGGCTGCATCGCGGCCGACAACTACCCGAACCTGTACCAAGGGACGAATGTGGTGTCGGCCCGCGGCCATGTGACCGATGCGCTCGGCTGGTCGACGAACTCGGTGACGAAACATCTCGCCGTCCAACATCTGCGTCGCCTCGTGACCGAACCGATCATCGCGATGGGTGGCGCACAGTACGGGTTGGTGATCCACCATGAACAGACACTCGCCGAGATGCGTGACTTCGTGACCGACCAGAAAGGCACCGGTTACGAGAACTCAGGCGAATCAGCGCACGACGATCATGTGATGGCGTTGGCGATCGCGGTGGCTGTCGACGCGATTGAGCCGTCACCGCCACCGTACGAGTCGACCGACCCGTCCAGCAGCGTCCAACGGCCGATCGCTCGTGTAGTGGAACGCGACGGGCGCACGTTGGCCGAACACCCACACACCGTTGCCCTTGACCCTGACACCGGGGGAGTGGGGCCGATTGTCCCCTGGGAAGCCTGGGGCGAAATGGAGGATCAGTGATCTACGAGTACAAGTGCCGCATGTGCGGACAGATCGAATCGACGACACGTCACCGCGGTGACCGAATGGGGGACTGCACGAACCCGGACTGTTCGGGTTCGCTGACCCGTCTGTTCTCGGTGTCGGTGCAGCGACCGCTGCATGAGCATTGGAACCCGACCGTGAACGCAGTGGTGTCATCGAACGCCCAGTTTGACGACATGTTGAAACGCAAGTCGGACGAGGCGACAGAAAACACCGGCATCGAACATCGGTTCGTGCGGCACGATCCGGCTGACACGCAGGCGTTGAAGGTGACAAGCGAAGGGATCGAGGAATCGAACAAGGTTCGTCGTGCCCAAGGGATGAGGGAACTCCCCACACCAGTGTAGAATGGGGGTGAGGCAGCAGGGGTGTTACCTCCCGCCGCGACCCGCCCGAGTGCCCTTTCCGGTTGGCATGGGCGGGTCGTGGCATTTCTGGTACCCTGTGTGGAATGAGTCTGGATGAGTCGATTTCGGTGGTTGCTCCCGACAACCGCCCGACCACGGCCGCTGCTGACCATGAAGTCGAGACAGTGCAGATGGTGCGCGACCTGTTCTACAAGGCCCGTGATGCTCGTCGCCCGCTGGTGCAGCGATGGAAGAAGTGGTATCGCGTCCTGAACAACCGGACATGGACTCCTGGCGCGTCGTGGGAGCCGACGACGGAGATTCCGCAGATGTGGCCGATCATCGCGTCGATGGTGGCGTGGATGACCGATCAGCGTCCGATCCTGTCGACGCTTGCGGGCGGGACGGCGTTCAGTCCGCACAACGACTTCTACGACGCCATTTCGAAGGACATGAACGCAGTGCTCGAAGCAGCGTTCGTCGAGCACCAAGAGGACGCCGAAGTGACCCGCGGGCTGTGGGATGTGGCGACGTACGGGATCGGCTGGCAGAAGACGATATGGGACGCCACGTTGGCGGACGGGTTGGGTGACACCACGTTCCGTAGGTGTGATCCGTTCACGATCTACCCGGATCAGTTTGCCCGTTCGCCGAAGGACATGAACAACATCACCGAAGCGAAGATCATGACGCTTTCGGATGTGGACCGCGCCTGGCCTGGCGCAGCGAAACGGTTGGGTTACAACCATTTCCTCGAAGATGTCGACGAGTCGCCGCACATCTTGGATGAAACAGTCAGCATGACTGCGCCGCGTGCAGCGATGGCTCCCCCGGCCGCGGGCGGGTCGAACGCCTACCAGTACACGCGACGTGGCAACGGTGCCGACGTGCAGAACCGCGATGAGCCGGTGGTGACCGTCCTCGAATGCTGGGTGAAGTCGCATTCGGTGAAAGCGACCGACGACCCGAACGTGCTGCAGGTGACCGACGTGTGGACGTGTTACGTGGTGTGCGGCAACATCCTTCTGTTCGAAGGCACCGCGCAGGACGTGTCCGGGCACCGGATGCACCCGTATGACCGGATGGTGCTGTTCGATCAGGGCGAGATGTACGGACCTTCGCTCGTCGATTTCATGACCAGCCCGCAGGAGTCGATCAACCGGATCGTGTCGATGATCGAACGCAACGCGATGTTGCACGGCAACCCGATCATGGCGGAGTCGCCGCGGTCGCTGTCACGTGGGCAACGCAAGTCGAACCGGCCTGGCACGATCATCAAAGCGAACCCGTCCGAGGTCGGCTGGATTCAGCCGCCACAGATGCATCCGCAGATGTCGGTGTCGCTGCTCGGCTATTTCGAATCGAAGTTGGAGTCGATTTCTGGCATGTCGGCAATCGTGCGAGGGTTCTCGCCGTCTGGCCGCAACGCGCAAGGTGTGCTCGATTCGGTGCAGGACGCAGCGTTTGTCCGTATCCGTGCGACGTTGCGAGAGTTGGAACGCACGTTGCGTGGGATCACAACGAAGAAGGCTGCGAACATCGCCGAGTTCTACACGGAACCGCGGTTCATGGCGATCATCGGCCCGGACGGTCAGAAGACGCGACGTGCGTTGCGGTCGAGGCATTTCTATGCGCCGCCCGGTGAGGAAGGAACACGTGTGCCGTTACGGTTCACGGTGCTCGCCGACGCCGGTTCCCAGTTGCCCACTTCGAAGCAGGCTCGTTCGGCGGAGGCTGACACCCTGTACGCGCTCGGCGCGATCGACGTGCTCGAACTGTTGAAAGCGAAGCAGTGGCCGAACTACGCGGTGGTAGCGAAGCGAGTCATGGAAGCGCAGGCTGCGAACGGTCAGTCCGGTGGTGTTGCCGCTCCTGGCAAACGTGAACGTGCTCGGGCCTGATCGGCGCGCCCCGCTCCACCGGAACCCATCCCCCCCGAAGGGGGGATGGCGTTCCCCTGGGTGTCAGCAACTCTACATGCCACACATGAGTGTGGCAAGTGTGTAGACTGTGTTTATGGCATATGACATCTCGATCACCCCTCAGGGTCAGGAAAGCAAGTCGGCCTTTCAGCGGCCGACGTGCGAGGTGACTGATCCGCAGGGCGGGTTCCAGTTCAACCCCGAGTTCCGTATCTACGGAGCGATCGACAACGGCCACTGGTCATCGACCAAGGGCAATCTCAGCGATCCATTCACGAAACCCTGAGGAGGGCATCATGGACAAGGGCATCAAGTCGAAGACCGGCAACGTCGGCATCAAGAAGATCGGTCACACTTTTTCGGGTATGCACGGCAACAACCCGAACGCGAAGCGTCGCGGCTACCCGAACGAGCCGACGACGATCACTTTCGGCAAGGGCTGACCGATGGCGGCGCGCAGC